AGCCATTCAAATTCTTATTAAAGAGGAGCTTAAAGAGCAATTACCTGCTTTAATTAAGGAAGGTGTGAAGGCTGAAATGAAAAAAATGCTATCTGAAACAAAAGTAGCTCCAAAACCAGTATCAAAGAGTATTTCAATGGCTAAAGCTATTTTGGGAGATGAACCAATTGTAGAATCAGTTCAACAAAAGCATGCACCACATAAGCAATACAGCAAAAACCCAATGATTAACCAAATCTTAAATGAAACAAGAGGTGGTATTCCACAGGGTGATGGTGGATTCCGAACAATGAATTTTGGACAAGGTGATATGGGTTCAATTGCAGGTGGAACTGCTATGGCAGATAAAATGGGATATGGTGATATGGTAAGAGGCGCTCAACCAACTGGATTGGGTGTTCAAACTGGTGTTCCTGAATTGGATAAAGCATTAAATAGAGATTATTCTGAACTTGTAAAAAGATTTAAAAAATAATAATTAATGGCTGTAATCGTTGGTCAATATATTTTAACTGGTAATAACAAAAGCATAAATGATTATGCAATTGGATTATCACTACCATTGCAAATGGGTGGTAATACCTTTAATCAAACTTATGATAATTTAGAACAGTTAAAATCAAATGTAAAAAATTTATTATTAACTAACCAAGGTGAAAGATTAGGAATGCCAACATTTGGATGTGGACTTCAGAGATTATTATTTGAACCAAATGATGAAGATTTAAATGATAAAATATTAAATCAAGTAGAATCTGCTGTAAATTATTGGTTACCTCAATTATTAATAAATTCAATAGAAATAACAGCATCCGATACCGATAAAGATAAAAATACACTAAATGTATCAATATCATTTACAGCAAAATATAATCAGCAAAACTTTTCAGTTGATTTTAAAGTAAATTCTTAAAAAAATGGCAATAAACACTACAAATAAAAATTTTAAAAATAAAGGTAAAGATATTAAATACCTTAACAAAGATTTTGCCGCATTTAAAGATAATTTAGTAGAATTTTCTAAAACATATTTTCCAAAAACATATAATGATTTTAGTGAGGCTTCTCCTGGTATGTTATTTATTGAAATGGCATCTTATATAGGTGATACTTTATCATATTATATAGATGATACTCTTAAACAATCTATGATGCTTTACGCTGATGATATTCAGAGTGTAATACCATTAGCACGTTATTTAGGATATAAACCACAAGTATCATCACCATCTACAACTAAATTATCTATATATCAATTAGTACCGTCTATTGGTAACGGTCCATCTAATAAACCGGATGAGAAATATTATTTAAGAATAAAATCTGGATTAAAGGTAGCATCTGTTGATAATGGTACTGAATTTATAACATCAGATGTTGTTGATTTTTCTGATGAAAATAATAGAGAAATTAGTGTATATGAAAGAGACTCCGTTACAGGAGAACCTATTTATTATTTAGCAAAAAAATATGTAGATTGTATATCTGGAACTCAAATTTCAAAAGAAATTAAATTTGGAAATTATACACCATATCAATCAATAGTATTACCAGAAACTGATATTATTCAAATATTAGATTGTAGAGATTCAAATAATAATAAATGGTATGAAGTTCCTTATTTAGCACAAGAAATGGTTTTTATTGAACAACCAAATACTGAAGCAAATGATCCTGATTTATATCAATTCAAATCAACTGTACCATACATTTTAAAAACAATTAAAACCCCAAAACGATTTGTAAGTATAATTAATTCAGATAGTACTACAACTATACAATTTGGAGCTGGTGACCCAAGTGCATCAGATGAACAATTAATTCCAAATCTTAAAAATGTTGGTTTAGGATTACCTAATTCAATTAGTAGATTGGAAGAATCATTTGACCCAACAAACTTTTTAAAAACAAAAACATATGGAACATCTCCAGCAAATACAACAATTACTGTTAAATATTTAGTTGGTGGTGGTATAACATCTAATGTTTCTGTTAATTCAATAACAACAATTAATAGTATTGAATTTGATGAAGATACTACTTCTCTAACAAATCAAGAACTAGCACTATATATAAGAATGAAAAATTCAATAGCAGTAGATAATGAAATTCCTGCAATTGGTGGTAAGAGTGGAGAAACTATAAATGAAATAAGACAAAATGCATTAGCAAATTTTGCATCTCAAAATAGAGCAGTAACTTCAAAAGATTATCAAATAAGAGTATTATCGTTACCATCCAAATTTGGTAGTGTAGCTAAAGCCTACGCAGTTGCAGATGGGACACTTGATAATAATTCGCCATCTTCTATATTAGCATCTCCAAATCATTTGCAAGAATTTACCGATTTAGTAATGAGTTTTGTAAATAAACCAGATTCAGAAGAACCTAATGAAGCATCTGTAAAATCCGATATTACTAAATTTTTAGTTGGAAAAACATCCAATGAAAATGAAAAAAATAATCCATTTGCAATTAATCTATATTTGTTAGCATATGATATAAATGGTAATCTAACAAATATTAATAGAGCTGTAAAAGAAAATATAAAAACATATCTTAATGAATATAAAATATTAACAGATGGTGTAAATTTATTAGATGGGTTTGTAATTAATATTGGAGTTGATTTTGAAATTATTTGTTATCCAAATTATAATAAAAGTGAAATTTTAATAAATTGTATTAATGAATTAAGAGATTATCTTTCGATTGATAATATGACATTTAATCAAACAATTAATTTGGGTGAAATTGAATTATTATTGGCAAATGTTGAAGGTGTTTCATCTGTACCAACATTAAAAATAGTTAATAAATGTGGGGGTAATTACGCTCCTCATTCATATAATATAGAAGCGGCAACTAAAGATAAGATTGTATATCCATCGTTAGACCCGTCAGTTTTTGAAATCAAGTTTCCAGATCAAGATATAAAAGGGAGGGTAAAATAATGGCATACTATTTTATGACAGCATCAAAAGATGCATCGGTTTATCTACAACAGCCCAATCAAAATACTGGGTTAGATGAAATATTAGAAATAAGTAAAGTTTACTATGGTAATGTTAAAGATGTTTCTAGAGCATTGCTTAAGTTTGATGTTGAGTTTCTATCCAAATCAATAGTAGATGGCAATATTCATATGAATGAAGCATCTTTAATTTTAAAAGAAACTAAAAGTGGAGAAATTCCATTAGAATATACTTTATACGCATATCCAATTTCACAAAGTTGGGAAATGGGTATTGGTACTAGATTTGATAATGTATCCACTCAAGGTGTAACTTGGAATTATAGAGAAGGTGATTCTAATTTAGAATGGCTTCCATCAGCACAATTTGCAAATGGAACAACTGGTTCTTATAATGGACAGGGAGGTGTTTGGTATAATACCCCAGCATCCAACCAATCTTTTAATTACCAAACGGCCGATATATCTATGAATGTTACCTCTATGCTAAAAGCATGGATGACTGGTTCTATTAAAAATGAAGGACTTATTGTAAAACATGCTTTTGATATAGAAAATAATACCGAAGATTATGGTATTGTTAAAGTATTTAGTAAAGAAACGAATACAATATATCAACCAAAAATAAGAATTGGTTGGGATGACCAGTTATTTACAACTGGTTCGTTAGTACCATTGGTATCGGATGATATTAAAGTAGGTGTTAGTAACTTCAAAAGAGAATATAAATTAGCAACTACCCCAAAAATTAGAATAATAGGTAGAGAATTATATCCGTTAAAAACATTTTCAGATACATTTGCATATAATACTATAAAGTATTTACCAAAAGAAACATATTATCAAATTAAAGATTTAAATTCAAATGATATTATAGTTCCATTTAGTAATTACTCTAAAGTAAGTTGTGATGTAGATGGAAACTATATTAAATTAAATTTTTCAAATTGGGAAATTGAAAGAATATATAAAATAGAATTTAAAGTTGATATGGGTAATGGGGATGTTAAATATTTTGATGATACTATAACTTTTAATATAACAAAAAATTAAAATGGCAAAAACAGGTCTACAAAGTGAATCAATAATTAGTGAATTGCAATTAAGTGGTTCTTTGGCTATTAAGACAAAGAACGATAAGGGTATTCACTATTTTATGGATAAGAGTGTAGATGATGGTATTATATCCGGTAAACTCAATCGTTCAAAATATAATGAATCTGAATTAAAAAAATCAATAGATACTATAATTGTTGAATTACTACCAACAGAACCACCACCAATTGAGGATACTGTACCTAGAAGAATATATAATCCAGTAACTCAATCTGTAATTGATTTAACTATGGAAGTTGGTAGATTAAATATTGAGGTGCTTAATCTACAATCTAAAGTTACTGAATTAGAAATAGTAAGTGAAAGTCTTAGAGTTGATGTGGATGCACAAAGTATTATAGCAGCTAGTTCTCAAAATACATTTGAGCAATCTAATGTTAAAATTCAATCATCTGTATTGGAACTATCAAATGCAATTCAAAAAGCAACATCTGAAGCAATTCAAAGAGTATCATTAACATCTCGTACACAGGCATTAGAAGAACAAAATAAAACATATAAAGAAGAAATTGAAGGAAAGGCAGCTAAAATAGCTGATGGACATAAAGGTGGTGGTGATATAACTTATAAAATAATAACTAGAAATAGACCAGAAGATAAAGATTTGAGAGTAGAAGTAACATCTGGATTAAATGTACAATGGATAAATGGACCGGATATTGAAATATACAATCCAAAAGAAACAGCAGTTACTGTTGAGGTTAAAGAACAAGCTCAAGATTTATTAAAAGAAACTTCTCCAATAACAATACAACCAAAAGAAACTAAAAAATTAACATTAGTTGTTGATACTGCTAAAGCTGCAGAAAAAGGACCTAAGAGTAGTGGTGGGATATTAGGGGGATTGATAGCTGGGCCAGACCACGACTATGATGGTACTATTAGTTTAGTAACACCGGGAGGAACTACATCATTAACATTTAGAATGTTTAAGAAAAAGAAATAAAATGGCAATAAAAACATTTAAAGAAATATTAGAAAATAAAGGATATCGTATTGATTCAAACGATAGACAAATATTTGAAAATGGTAGTATTGAGTCTTTTTTTGGATTGAGTGGCAATGATGTAATTGAATTTATTGTTTATGATTCAAATGATAATCAATTACCTCAAAAAAACTATGGCAATGTTAGGTATATACCATTAACAATTGAAAATATAGGTGATTATTTTTTAATTGCAGAAGGAACTTTATTTCAAAAATATCAATTTCCAAATGAATATTTTATAGATGCGGAACGATTATTAAAAGACGCAGGATATACAAATGGTACATTTAAAACACAAATAACACTATTAAATAAAAGAGTAGGTAGTAATGATGATTTAAATAAATTATGGATATCTGAAATATCACCATCAAGAACAGAAATTAGATTATTTCCAAATACTAAAGGTAGTGAAATATATATGGACTTAAAAGAAAGATTTAAAGTATTAATAACAGATGGTAATTTTAGAGAAGATGTTGCAAAATCAGCAATATCTTTTGTAGAAAAAATAACACCAATTACTATTTCAAATTTTTTAAAAGCAAAGTATTCAGATGTGTGGTTTGCAAAATTTAGAAGTGAATATAAAATAGAAAATTTTGAAGGGTTTTGTACAAATATACATAATAAATTTTTAGAAGCATGTATTAATGAATTTACAGGAAGAATATCTGATATAAATGATATTAATTATGGTAAACATAAAAACATAAAACAATCTATTACATTAAAAAAATCAGATGTTAAACTAATAGTAGAGCATATATTAGTAAGTGTATTAAATAAATATTTAATGTATCCTGATGTTAAATTTGGTTCTAGAAAAGTAGCAAAACTAGAAAGTGTAGATACGGCTAGTGATATACTACAATCAAAAAATTCTGATTTAGAAATAAATACAGCAAGTCCTATGATTAATAGGGTGATTAAAAAAACTGCAAATCAAACAACTGAAAATTTAACATTAGATAAAGCTATACTTGAAGAAGTTAAAGATAAACCATTACCAAAAATTATACAACCAATTGGATATGAAGGTGGTGGTGGATATCGTGGTGGTGGAGGGCGTATTGATGGACGTGGATATGAACCAGGTGGCCAATTTGATAGCCAATCATTAGAACTACAACAACAAAATTATCTTTAAATACTTATAATTAAATGGTAGACAATAGAGAAAAATATATTGATAATATCCAAAATTCAGAAGCAGTAAATGGATTTATTTTACCTGATGGCGGAGTTGGTGTTGCTCAAGGAAGTAATATAATTCCAATTGGTGGTGGGTCTAGCGCTGGTACTATTAATCAAGATGCATTTATCTCAATTAATGTAACGGCTAACAGAAGTAATTCTGCTATTTTTGTAAATGGAGAAAATACATTTAAAACAACTCCAAGTAAAATAGGATTTAGATTATCTGAAGTAATAAAAGATGGTATAAAGATAATAACGGTTCAATCGGAAGGATATAAAAGTTTACAATCTTATGTAATTAGAGTAGTAAATAATCCTGATTTTGATGCATCTGCATTTGATGCATATAAAAATACATTATATGATGTAGATGGTGTTGTAAATATAAAGCCGCAACATGACATTTATTCAAATAAAGCCGCATATGTTTTTAAATTAGAATCTTATTTAGATGGTGTATTGCAATCATATGATGGTACATTTGAAAATAATGAAATAAGGGAAGCTAGCTTTGAATTAACAACGTTATCAAAATCGGAACAACCAACTCCAGAATTACCATTACAAACATTGGTAATAAATTTAGATGGGCCTGCTAGTTCTGTTATTTTAGTAAAAAAAGATTCAAACGATAGTACAAAATTAACACAAGGTAAAAATGTAATAGTATCGGAACAAGGAAGTGAATATCAAATATCTTCCGCTAATTTGAATTTATATAAAATAAATACATTAACAGCAACATCTGCTGGAAAAAAACCAAAAACATTAACAGCTAATTCTGGTAATAGTATTGGTACTAGTTTAATGTTAGATGCTGATTATGCAGTTGATATAAAATCTGAGCAATTTTCTAAAGTATTATTAGATTCCCCAACAATTCAATTAGCAAATCCCGAGTCTGTTAGAAAATACAATATTAATACAAAAGTAGATTATCCAATTTCTTTAAATGTAAATGGAACTATTTCAAAAATAACAGCATATATTGGTGAATCTAAATATGAATATCCATTTGGAACAAATTCTGATTCGGCTTTATTATTAATACCAGGTTCTACTTTTAAAAATGTTGGTAATTACAAAATAGTTTTAGTTCCAACAAATATAGATGGAGATGGCGATTCATTAGATATTGGATTAACTGTTGTTGATGAAGTATATGTTGGTGTTCCTGATTTAAGAAACATAGTATATCCTGCGGATTTAATAGGACCTGATTATGTTGGTACAAACGTAGATTTTGAATTATCGTATGAATCAATTAATACAGACTACATAAGAATACATGCAGCTGATAGCACATCATATATTCAAGAAAAAGCAGATGGGTCTGTAACATTAAATTTTCAAACTTTATTAAATTTAGCAAATAATAAAGTATCTGAAAGTGAATCAACTATATCATTGGTATTAAAATTAATACCATATAATGCAAGTGGTAAAGAAGTAATTTCTGGTTTAACTGAAATTATAAAAATAAATTTTCAAAAAGGAGCTAACCAAATACCAAGAGCTACGGTAATAAATAGATTATCAGATGCGTTTATTTCTCAATTAGACGAAAATATATTTGAAGAAGAAACATCTAAATATCTTACCCATTTATTACATATAGGACAGGGTAACAATAAAGTAATTACTACTTGGACTGGAAGTCAAGATTCATTAATATTAAAATTATATGAACCGATTCCAACTAATATACAAATAAATGAAGAAGTTTGGATATCAAAATTAATTTCAAATCCAATAATTGAAACTGTATCATTGTTTGTAGAAGTTGAACAAATATGTAGTACATTAAAAGGACCTAATTTTTCTTTACAACCTGATAATGGAATTGAATACCAAATATATGAAGATTTAGTAGCAAGTGGGTCTGTAACATCTACGGATTTAATAAATCAATATGCATCTACATTAGGAATAGATACTGAAAAATTAAATATAGAATATGTAAGTGGTTCAACTTACACTTTTGAAAATTTTATAAATTTTAGTTCTGCTGAAGAAAGACTTAATAACTTTTTTTACAAAGTTAAATTAATTCAATATTATAAAACAAAATATGAACAATTAGCAGCTACAAGCTTTATTCCTGAATATGGTGGATATGATGGTGGTGTTATAACTCAAGATGGATATCAAACAATAACTGAAGATGGTATATTTGATATTCAATGGGAGGTTGCATCGTTTAATGGACCAGCTCAGGCAAATGAAGCTAAAAAAGTATTTGGTTTATTGAATGAGTTAATTCGTGGACTTGATGGATATGAAAAGTTTTTATATAAATCAAATGATATATTAGCGTATCCAAAAACAATTTATATACATCCTATAACGGGATTAACTAGCTATATTTTAAAAGATTCAACGGATTCAAGCGTAACTATATGGTATGATAATTTATTATCAGAATCTCAATTTTATGATAAATATAATCCAAATTATTTAGTAAATAATGTACCTAAATTTATTTCTGAAAGTTATGAAAATGCAGATTTTCTAACATTCTTAAATATGATAGGGCAGCACTTTGATATCATATGGTCATATATAAATGGATTAGCTAGAGTTAAAAATTTAGAAGCTAACCAAACTAAAGGTATAGCTAATGAATTAGTTCAGCATATGCTTGAATCTATGGGATGGCATACTAAACGAGCATTTGATTCTCAATTTTTATGGGAGTATGCATTTGGTACATATAAAGATGGATTTCAAAAATATTCAATGCCTCTTAAAGATGCAAACGATATTGTTTGGAGAAGAATATTAAATAATCTTCCATATATTTTAAAACATAAAGGAACTGGTAGAGCTATGAAGGCTGTAATGGCTTGTTATGGTGTACCGCAATCTATGTTGACAATAATGGAATTTGGTGGTCCGCAAGACCCAACAAAAGGTGGCAGTACTAAATTTACGTTTGATGATAGAACGGCCGCAATACAAATGAAAGCATCATCATCTATTTTAGTTCCTTGGCATGAAGTTGATTCTACTGGATTATACCCACAAGCAATAGAATTTAGAATTAAACCGGATTTAATTAAAAATACTAGAATTATTTCATCCAGTTATTTTAATTTAGATATAGTACCTACAACAGGTTCATATACTACAATGAATTTTTCATTAGGAGGAGATGCAGCAGCTTCGTATTTTGAAGAACCATTTATAAGCCAATCGGTATCAACAATATACATAACACCCGAAACATCTGGAGTATATGCATTAGGGCCCGATACTGTAACTGGTAGTTTAGCATTTCCATTATCTACGGAAAATTATAGTAATGTTTTAATTAATAAACATAACTATGGTTCAAATACATTGATTGAGGTATTGTTAGCAACATCAGATGGACAGAGAATAACAACATATGTGAGTATGTCATTATTAACTGCTGGTTCTCCTTGGGAGAGTGGGTCTGGTATATCAATTGGTAACACATTTAGTGGTAGTTTGGATGAAGTTCGTTTATGGAGAGTTCCATTACAAGCATCAAAATTCCAAAATCACACACTATTTCCAGATGCAATAAATGGTAATTCTGTAACAGCATCAACTGCTGATTTATTATTTCGTTTAGATTTTGAATATCCAAAAGATAGAACTATAACTGAATACAAAGGAATTAAAAACGTAGCTATAAATCCAATATATGGTGAGGAATTTGCATCGGCAAGTTTTATGTACTCGGCATCTGCATATCCATATCAATATATTCCATATGATAGAACTGTAACTGCAAATGTACCTTCTATTGGATTCGGATATGGGAATAAAATTCGTTTTGAAGAGCAAACTCTAACAACTGACCTTTCTTATAAAACAAGAGCAACTAAAAAATCATTTGACCAAGCTCCTGTTGATTCAAATCGTTTAGGATTATTCTTCTCTCCAATTAAGGAGTTGAATATGGATATATTAAAAGCATTTGGAGATTTTAATGTAGATAATTATATTGGTGACCCATCGGATGAATATAAAGATACATATAGAGAATTGGATACTCTTAGAGAATATTATTTTGAAAGATTAGGTAACCGAAATATTAATGAATATATTCAGTTAGTAAGATATATTGATAAGTCATTATTTGAAGTACTTGCTGATTTAGCACCGGCTAGAGCAAAGGTATCTAAAGGATTATTAATAGAACCGCACTATTTAGAAAGAAGTAAAACTAAATGGAAAAAAGCAGAATCTGAAAGAAATGACTATGAAACTAAAGTAAATATTGATGAAAATAATAATATTGAACTTTCATATATTGGTAAAGAAGCACTATTAGATGCAACTGAAGCTACAACATTTGATTTTCAATATGATAATTATGATGGAACTATTATAGCTGATGAAACTTATATTATAGATGCAACAAATCCTAATTATGAATCAGAAGTTGATTATAATTTCAATGATTTATTAATAGCTGATGCACCATTTTATGATACATCTATTTCTTGTCCAACTGGAGAAACATTAACCGCTGAGGTTGATGCATTTAAATTTGAGGCTATTGGAATGGGTAAAGATTCTTTGGCAAATTTAGGATTTGGAACGTATGCACAGCATGGAGTTGGTGTTGTTAGAACATTCGATGATGTGTTTGGTAATACTGAATTAACTGGAAGTAGACGAAATGTATATTTGGTTAAACAACAATATACAACAAATGTATCTACTCAAATAAAAGGATATCCAACAACTGGTTCTGTTGCTGGTGAAAAAGTATTATACGCTGATGTTCCTGTAACTAACTACAAATATGTTGTTTCTATATTACCATTTAGTGGAAGTATTGTAAATAGTACTGAAATTGTAAGTGTTACGGCATTAAACGGATATTTTCCAACACATTATAGATACTCACATCTATCAGAAGGATTAAGACGTTCATACTATAAAGGTTCTATGCAGGATGCAACTACAACTCCGGATGGATTACCTGCCGTAGAAACATTTACTACGAATCCTAATATTCTTAGAGTGGCTAAGACTGGTAGAGGTAGTGGAGAACCAATATTGGAAGTGGATTAATTTGAAAATAAAAATTAGTTATATTTATAGAATATAGAATAAAAACAATTCAAAATGGGATATTTAGATAATACCGAAATAACAGTAGATGCAATTCTTACCAAAAAAGGAAGACAAAAATTAGCATCGGGTCAGTCTTTAAACATTACAAAGTTCGCTTTAGGTGATGATGAGATTGATTATACATTATATGAGCCAGCACACCCAAAAGGTTCGGCTTATTATGATTCAGCAATCAGAAGCATTCCTGTAACGGAAGCATCTCCTGATGAAACTCAAGTGTTGAGATATAAGTTAGTGACTTTACCAAAAGGAACTACTCAAATCCCAACTGTAAAATTGGGTGTACCTTCAATTAGTGTAAACCAAACCGAAGGTGGTGTGGGATTAACCCCAACAACATCTCCTGCTGGAAATACAAATGCTGGATACACTGTTGTATTAGCAGACCAAAGAGCTGGTACATTAACTGTAACTAGAGGAGCAACTGGAACTGGAACTGTTCCTGTATTCTTAGGTGAGGAAATCACAACAACAGCACAGGTATTAAGTGGTTTAGAATTTAGATTCACTCCAAATCCAAACTTAACAATCGATATTTCAACAACATTGACTGTTTATGGTAATGAAACGGGTGGTTCTCAAACTATTCCTATAACTGTAATTTATAAAGCATAAAATAGATATAAAAAATGGCACTAATTAACGACCCTAATGTAACCGCCCAAATAAGAAATTTGGCTAACACAGGTACGATAGATTCAAATGAAATTATATCTTTATTAAATACTGTATTACCGGCCGGACAGCAAATTGCAGCTGGAGCTGGTATCTCAACAGGTATTTATAAAAGATTTGGTGAATTTGATAAAGTAAACGCAAAAGTAGAAGTAGTAACTACTGGTTTGTGGACTGGTGATTCTGGTTCATTGACTCAATTCTATACATCATCTGCACAAACAACTGCAAAGAGTGGTCAATATTACTTTAATGTATATGATTATAACCCAACTACATATGCTGATAAAGCTGAAGTTCAATTTGCGGTAGCATACGGACATGTATATGGTAGTAGTTCTATGGCATTATCAGATAACGATAACGCATTATTAGCACCTAAAGGTACTTACGCTCAATATAGAGCAATGTTGTTAGACCCAACCGATACATTATTTTCTTTTGAAAATAGTTCTAATGTTTTAACTGATTCAAATGACATCTATGTTATTAACATTAATAGAAGCCGTTATAGAGAGAAGATGGATGCTGGTAACTGGTCATTAACATTGTCTGGTTCAAACGGAGTATTCCACTTTATTGATAATAGTGGTAAGAAATTTGGAGATGATTTAGGTTTAAGTGGTAGAGTATTTAAAGTTGTTTCTGGTTCATTAGAAATTGGAACTGAAAATGAAGCAACTATTAATAGAACAACTGATGCAACAACTGGGTTAGGATATGGTTTATTTTATCCTGATAGAGGTATTATTGTATTGAATCCAAAAGCAATTGGACAGACTGTTGGAGATATCCCTACATCTAAAATTTATACATCCGAAGGTGCATATACTGTTAGTGGTAGTTTAAGTGGTTCTTTATTAAGAACATCTGAACAATTTAATCACCATAGATTACTTAAATCTATTGAAGGTGGTATTGATTTTGAAGCTCGTAGAACTGAAAACATTTCTACTCAACATTTCTTTGTTAGAGCAACAAATAGAGAATATAACTATTCAAACAACCCTACTTATGTAGATGCTAATGGATATTTTGTTGAAGGAACGTTTGAGACAGACCCACAAACATATATCACAACGATAGGACTTTATAATGATGCAAATGAATTAATTTCAGTAGCTAAGACTTCACAACCAATTGTTAAATCATTTGATAAGGAAGTTTTAATTAAAGTTAAATTATCATTCTAAATTATAAAATAAAATAATATGATAACCCCCTTCAATGGGGGTTTTTCATTTAACGAATATTTATATAAAATAGGAAGCTTAAAATGATTAAAGAAATCCCAAAATCAGATGTTATTGTTAGACCTTTTAAGGTTTACAAAGAATGGACATTAGACGAAAATGATATATCTCCTGTATTTGGGATAGATGGCTCGGGTACGTTTATAGATTTAGATACGGAAATAAAAAGTAATGGATTTAATAAAAAAGTATTATATGCATCTATTAAATCTCAATTTTATACAAACGCATCAACTGCTTCTATATTAACTGAAGTAGGTCTTAGAAAATCATACGCTTCAACTGATGAAAGAGTTTTAGAAAATGAAATAGCAGTATTTTCAATTCCTCAACAATATTATGGTGAAGGTATAAAAATAGGTACATTTACAATTGAGGATGAAACTTTAGGGAGAGTATATGAGGATGATGGCCACTCTAATCTTATAGATTCTGGTAGTAATATAAAAGGAAACATATTTTATGATATGGGACTTGTAGTTTTAACTAAAGATATAGTTAGTGGTTCGGTATTAAATAATTATACTTTACAATTTCGTTCTACTAAAACAATCTATGAGAATGAAATATTCCTATCGGTATTAGAAAACGAATTTAATTATTCGCAAAACCCATCGGCAGTATATGAAGATGGTGGTAGTAAAATATCACATGTTATTAATAGACCTGGCGCAACTAATAACGATACAGAGACAGTTAGTACTTCTTTTTATGAGTCTGGAATAAAATGGGTAAGAAACAAAAAATATCCATTTGTGTCTACATTGGATAATACTAAACATGGTAGTTTTGATGATTATCTTTATAGTGGTTCTGTAGACCCAACTGGTTCTTATTTAGCTCCTTATATAACTACAATAGGTTTATATGATGATGAACTAAATATGGTTGCTGTAGCTAAATTACCACAACCAATTAAATCATTACCTGACTATCCATTGAACTTTATAGTAAGATTTGATACTTAAACAAAATAACGTTATATTTATTAGTACAAAATAACAAATAGATGAACAGTAACTTATACGATATGTTAATAAACCAACCACCAGCTAATTCAAAAGCTAATCTTGGTGGAATTGACAAAACTCCAATAGATTCGGACAAAGACCCATTTAAAGGTTCTAAAGATTTAGCAAAAGATGAAAAAGCTTTAACAAAATCAAGAGGTGGAGAATTGGGTTCTTTCACAAACCCACCTACTGGATATAAAGCACCTGGCTACTCAAACGGAGATAAAGAGTATAGTAAACTCTTTAACTCTAGAACAAAGAAGTAATAAATGAGTTGGAAGTTTAATGGAAATATTGTTACAGAGGAAAACACACCGGAAGGTGCGGTTGGGTTTGTCTATAAAATGATACACATACCAACCGGTAGATTTTATATAGGGAAGAAATCCCTAAATCAGGTTCGAAGATTGAAGCCCCTTAAGGGCAAGACTAGAAAGAGAGTTGTTAGAAGTGCTTCCGATTGGGAGAAATACTATTCATCAAACGAATGGATTAAATCCGAAGTAAAAGAGGGTAGAGCTGGTGATTTTGAAAGAGAAATCATTCAGTTTTGCTTTTCAAAGAAATCCTTATCATATTACGAAATTAAATGGCAGTTTCATTACGATGTACTTGCCAACGAACAAGCAATAAACGAAAACCTTATGGGAAAATTCTTCCGTAGGGATATAATAAACCAATAGTTATGACAATACCTGAAATCGCACACAAGTACGGAATCTCCGAAGCTTACTTAAACGCAAAAGATGATGCACTTCAAATAGCAGCTGCATCTTTAATAGACCTTAAAGGAATGTTGGAAGCAAACCAACCAAAACCTCCAATTATAGCAAAAATGCAGTTTTTGGCTGATTTTCTTTACGATGTGAAGAATTCTAACCATTAATTTGGTAAATTCCCAAAAAAGTTGTATATTTGTATAGAATATACTAATAATGGTATCTGGGAAGAATAAACTAACGGTCATTAACATTTTAGACACCACATTGGGTGTAGGTTCATCCTTAAAGGGAAATGAGCAGGCTCACCATTGTCCATTTTGTAATCACCACAAAAAGAAACTTCAAGTAAACTTAGATACTCAAAGATGGCATTGTTGGGTATGTGATTCTAAAGGTAGAAGTATCCAATCCCTCCTTCGCAAACTCAATGTAGATATAAGAGACCTGAATAGGTTAAAAGATATCTATGGTGAGGATGATTATACATTAGTTGAGAAAGATGAGTATGTAGCTAAGTTACAATTGCCATCAGAATTCAAACAATTACACTTCAAACCAAATGGATTCCAACCTGAATACAATCAAGCTATTAACTACCTTAAAGAAAGAGGTATTACTCAAGCTGATATCGTTAAATATAACATTGGA